TTTTACTACTTTAAATTTAGCCTGTAATTTAACAGGAGCAGTAGCACCAAATAAAATTTTATATTTTACTGGATGATAAATTATTTCATCACTTATTGCTTTTATATTTGATAGTGTGTTACCATAATCAATTCTCAAACTTTCTGTAGTAGGAGCAGTTGGTTCAACCGTTGTTGCACCTGCAAGGTAATTCCTAAAATTAGTATTATAAGATCTTGTTAAGATAAAAAGATCAATTATATTTGTTACGCTAGGATCTATTCTTCTGTCCTCACTTGCTGCATGAATGTATTGGAATTTTAAGTTACGTCTTCCAATATTTGCTCTATACTTACTTTCAAGAACCAATGTGTTAGTTGTTCTATCAACTCTCTTAACACGGTTTTCTGCACTATCATAAAAGTATATTAATTGTCCGTCACTAAAATTATTAACATTAATTAATGATTCCTTTTGATAAATCAAAATTTGATTTTGTGAATTGTCTAACAAAGTGTACACGGTAGCACCGTACTCATCTTTTGTTTCTTCAAAAAATAGATATTTTAAATCGAGATCCGCACCAGCAACTCTAATAAATGATTCAGGATCATCTACTACACCATCATCATCTCTATCAGCAAACCCTAATTTTATTTCTGATGCACTTTCATAGCCATCGTCAAATTGTATGGTATCACTAATTTCAAAAAGATAATCCTTGCCTAAAAATCCTTGACCCGTAACTGCTCTATTAATACCTAAAATTCTAACGGAGTCTTTTATTAACTGGCCTGTAAGATTATTATAGGCTTTTTCATTTTTATCAAAGTAAAATCTATTTTGTTGTTCACTTCCAAAAATATAATCAACGGTTCTGATTCTTACCACATATTGATCGTTATCTCTGACAAATGCAACCACCCATGATGCATCGAGATTTTCGTTGGTAACATCTCCTGCTTTACCTAAACTAAAATTGTTAACTAGATCTAAGTTAGCAGCCTGAATGATTTTCCAGACAGAATTTACCGTGTCATATCTTAATCCAAAGTTTAAATTAGCAAATGCTTGATTAACTATTTCAGATTCTAATGATGTTGATAAATCGTTTACAAATTTAGGAACAATGCTGGTTGCTATTGCACCACCAGGAACATTATCATTAAATGTTATTGGTCCTAACCCATTTGTAAGCACTCCTCTGCCTGCGTTTGTTCCATCACCAACTACATTAACTACTCTTGTCCATATGTAATTTGTTTGATCAGGATCATCTTCATTAAACGCTACAAGTTGTCCATTTTTAAATGCTTGGCCATCAGGAGCAACAAATTTAATATTTGCTCCAACACTTACGTATTTTAAGGAATTAGTTGCGTATGTACTTACTTTTAAAAGTGAATTGTCAACCGTATTTTTAAAATATCCAGTTGCCACATTTGTTTGATTTGTTATTGCCTGCCAGACGGTTGTGGTTTCACTAAACAATACCGTTTCAAATTTAGTTAGATAAAAGTTGTAAACGTCATTATCAGTAAAGACTGATTCAATATTATTTCTAATAAAGTTTATGATGTCTGTTCTATTTGTAAATTTAAAATTTAGTACTTTTTCATTTTCTTGTTTGTATATGAAACCGTCATCACCAAAAACATTTACCGAACTATATTTTCCGCTGGCATCAATGATATCAAAGTTTCTGCTGATACCACTAGAAGTTCTGTTAATTGCTTTTACCTTTAAAATATTCTGCGAACTAGACAACGGAGCAAGATTATAATCTTCTCCTGTGATCATTCTGTTCTGTGTGTAATATTGTGCAGGAGCATTTTGTCTAATGGTATCTGTAGACTCTGCTGCCGCTGCTGTTGATACCGTGTATTGCAATCCTAAACCAATCGATAACGTGTGAGCAATACCTGCTTTATTTCTATAATTTATAGAAATGTTTATTCCTTTCATTTCATTAGGATTAACAATGTAGGTCAAGCCATTGCTTACTCTATAATATGTTCTAAAACTACCTTGTGGTAAGTTTCCATATACTCCATCTGCAAAAACAAGATTAACCTTATCTGTTTCTCTAGTTTCAACAGCGTAGATATTTCTAATATTGCCAATTAAACTATTATAGGCAATATTATTTCCAGTCAGTGTCGAAACCTTGGTCCATTGATTAGTTTGTGCTCCATTGCTGTTTAATTGGAATAGCCATACATCAGTGTTGTTTATGTTAGGACTTTCAACAGCCACCGTTTCATTGGTGGTTGGAGTATTAATTGTAAAATCTGCTAATTCTAAACTACCTTGTTTAAACTGCAAGAAAAATCCAGTATTTGCACTTGCTGGACCTTTGCCATCCTGTCTATAAACAAATCCTAATTGATTACCAGGCGTTGGTGCTTCTTCATAAATTTCTTCAGCATCTTTAAACGATGTACTAACAATTTCGAAAGACATATTTCTACCAGCAACAGACTTACTGAAAGTAAACAACGGAACATCGGAAGTGGTAGTTCTAAATCTGTATTGGTCTGTTGGTATTCCCTGAATGGTTGCTGAACCTTGGCTTCGGCCAAACTCTGTGTTATCAGCCATTGCAGCATTTAATATTAAAAGAAATTGCTCTGACCAATTGGTATTAGTAGCATCATTCCATCTTACCACTTGCTGCGATAAATCTCTTCCGTTGCTATCAACAATTTGCTCAGTGGTGCTAACAGACGTAAATTTTAATAAGCCTGATGCTGGAATATTTCTTTTTGCATTATACGAAAGCATGCGGGCAATGCGCAAAACACTTTCCTTGCGTTCCGCTAGTTCAATAAAATTCTCTCTACTGGCAAGATCAATTCTAAAAGATAAACTTTGTCCCAGGAAAGCAATTGCATCAACCAATGCCATGTACTCCGAACTTTCAATGTAATCATTAAAATCTTCAGGGTAATTTTCGCGGAGATAGGTAATTATGACTCTTCTTAGGTTTTCAAAGTCATAGGACTTAAAATCCGCATTTTTAAAGGTTTGATATATGCGTTTCCAGTCTTCGTTTAAAATTAGATTACTCTGTCTATCGGTTGTGCTCATTAGTTATTTCCTATTGTAATATTTAGCACTATTCATTAACTGCTTAGTTTATTGCTGACGTATTTCTGTCAAAATCAAACCTCATTCTTTCGTTAACGTTGAAAGGCAAATATGTTATGTCTGCTTCTATTCTCATACCCTGTTCCGTGCTATCCACCGATACGCTGTTAACAACAATCCTAGGATCATAGTTGACTATAGTTTCAACATCTTTTGCTATCAAACCTTTTACTTCGTCTGTAAATGGTTCGTGTATCATATCCCATATAATTGTACCAAAGTTAGGATTTTCTAACTTTTCTCCCTTTCTAATGTAGAAATGATTAATGATATCCTGTTTGACCAATTCTATATCATACAATTTAAATCCATTTTGTGAGTTTGATGAGCTGAATCCTTTGTAGGAGAATGCGCTTATTGTTTGATCTCCTGCGGATGCTTGATTTACTGCAACCTGTTTTTGATTATAAAGTTTAGCCATGCGTTTTCTCCTATCCTATTTCTCTGTCAGTGTTTTTTTGATTTTGTAGTTCAGGCGAATTATTTTCGTGCTGCGCCCACGGTTCATGCATTGGTATACGTTTCATTATTGATTTTACCGTTCCTGAAAAATATCTAGTAGAAGACCATTCTAATTTGTAATCTGTAAAAACATTGTTGTGTGTAATTAGATCGCTAATTACCAATGCATCATCAGCAGTTCTAGCCTGTGGTCCATTCATGTGTATTTCAGATGCTGTTTCAATGTGTTGTCCTGTGCTTAGTATTTCTGTATTTGCACCTGCTGTTAAACTTGTTCGTAGGCCGGTCTTAACATCAAAGTTTAGAGCCTGTTCGATTCTGGTATTTCCAATTACATTAATATCTAAGTCACCAGGAACTGAAACACCCTGTGCGTTTTCATAAGTTCTAGTTTCAATTTTTCCATTTGCACCTATTAGAATATTTGTGTTAAATGCACTTTCTATTTGTATTCTTCCTGCTTCTAAATCTGATCCGTCTCTAATTTTAGGAATAGCATTACCATTTTCATCTCTTCTATGTAATTCGTCCGTTGAAACATATTCTGCTGTTGCCTTTAAATTTAGATTTCTTCCTGCTTCTATGTTAACATCTCTGTCAGCCTTGATATTCAAATCATTTTCGGAATGAATGCTAATGCTATCAGCAGCATAAATGTCTATTTTTCCATTAGATGATAATTCTACCCAAGCAGTTCCCTTACTATTGCCTACATAAATCAAATCTTCAGAATTGTGCATCAATAATTGATGACCAGTCCTAGTTCTTAATCTAGTATATTCATTATATGGAATGTCCACACGACCTTTAGAATTAGTTTGTGTGCCTGAGGCAACGTCTCTTCCTTCGATCACATCTACGTATTTTACTGGTCCTTGAGATGCGTCAGTATCTCTAACGAATCTATCATCACCATCGTCCATTACAAATTGTGTTCCACCTAGTCTACTAACTGGAATTGGTGTTAGACTTTGTCCATTTGCAACACCTATGTTCATTCTTTTAGATCCATCTCTCCAATCTAAAGGTCCAGGAGTTACAATTCCAAAAACAGAATTTGGAGTCTGTCTCCTCGAAGATGTATTTGTTGTTCCTCTTACATCATCCTCAAGCGTTCCTTGTTCTAAAAATCTGTCAGCAATTGGGTGTACTGGCTTTTTAATAAATTCTGGATCTTTTTCATTTTCTTCTTTATTTTTTCTTTTATTAATTTCACCGGTAGGTAATGGCTTGGTAGTGTTAAATTTTTTCTTATCAGCATCTGTTAAATCTACTTCCTTGGTTCCTGCTATTGCTGGAACCATGTGGTTAGCAAATGAAGGCGGAAGACATGCGAACCAAAATCCTTGCCCTGGATCTCCGTCAGCAAACAAACACAATACCGTTACACCTACGTCTGGTGGTACAAACCACATGCCATATGATTTTTGTGTATCATTGAAATCATTGTTGTTATTTCCCATTGCTTCAAATGGCGTTTGACCAAAAAATGGAGAAGCGTATGTTACAACGTATGTTTCTTGTTCTGCTCCAATAGAATTACCTTGACCTTTTAACAAGGTAACTCTTAATTTACCCATGAATGTTGGATCAAGAACGCTTATTACTTTTCCTAGATAAACTCCGGCTCCTAAACTAATGCCTAACGATTCTTTCCTAGTAGTTCTTTTTTGTATACTCATGATTATTCTTCATCTCCAAACTCATCGTAACTACTGGTGTACTGCTCGCTAACTTCGACCTTTGATTTGCTGTCGCCACCTACCTTAACCTGTACTGAATTAGCAGGATCAGTAGTTTGGGGTTTTCCGTCAAAGTCTTGTGGTTGTGCCTGCATTCTGATGCAGGTTAGCGTTTGCTTAAACATTCCACTTTCGAATTTGTTTACACACTTAGTAACACGATATATACCACTGAATGGACTTTCCTTATCTTTGTTACTAAATTCCATTGTTCCTTTATTTTCGTTTATGTCAGCAGGAGTCCTAAATGAAATATAAATGTAGACATCGCTTCCTTCATAGTTCATTGTTCCGTCTTCTGTAAGTTGGGAAGTTGTTGCTGATGGCTTTGCAAAATAATTGTTTAGGCCACTATCTATCAACCAAAAAGTATCGCCCATTATTTCTAACTCAACATTAATTAAATCAACAGTTGAGTTGCTTACAACTGCATTATGAAAACTTTCAGCAACTTTTTGTTCAACATTTGTAAATCCCGATCCACCTTTTAAAATTGAAAACTGAGATGGATCTTTTTTAATTTTTGATTTTCCTAAATTTGCTGTCTGTGCTTTTTTCTCAGATCCTTCACCTGTCTTTGTTTCTTTGGCGTTGGATTCTTTTACACCTTTATTGTCCTGATTTTGTTCGTCCTTGGTTTTAGTTTCCGTGGATGGGTTCATTCCGGAAAAGAACAAATAGTTAAATTTAATTTCAAAATTTAATACTTCCGTGTTTTGCCCTGTGTAGATATAATCGTAACGCTTTACAATTGTTTTTTCAAGATTGGAATAACCGGGCGGCACCGCATTTGGATTGCCAAATACACTTGAGTGCACCTTGTATGGAACCACTCTATAGGTGTATTTTTTTGCAAAATCTCCAATCAAATCATCATATTCTAAGAATTCGATCTGGACATCAACCTTAAACCAATTAATAAACCCTTCCGAGTCTGTAGATTTTTGTGTGGCTTCCTTAGCGTATGTTGAACTTAGAATAATACTTGTTATGATGTCTGTTAATTTTTGTTTTTGCATAAAATGAAATTGTCTTTTCTTTTCGTCAATTTGCATTTTTCCTCTAACAACTCTACCTGTTTTTTCATCAATCACATCCTTTTCATTCTTAAAAGGAAAGTTACCACCGTCGCCTACGTCAAAGCCAAAGTCTGATTTAGCAATGCTATTATTTCCTATATTTTTATTAGTCGTGTTTAATGGCTTGCCACCGCCAACGGCTTTTTGAGTTTCTGGATTGTCTAAATTTACGGTGGCTGAATTACCTTCGTCTCCATTAGATACCTCGTCGGGAATGAAAACATCTGAAGTTTCAGGAAATTGTATTTCGTATTTGTCTTTTATCTTGTACTTTCCTTCTTCAACTAATTTTTGCTCATTGTCATTCAATAATTTTACTAGACTCCTAGGTCCTGTGGCCAACACATCTCTTACCGTGCCGGCTTCCTCTGGACTTAACTCAAAATCGTCTGCTGTTTCAGCATCTGTTGCTTGAATGTTTATGTCAGACCAAAGTGTGTCAACCGTATCCGCGAATCCTTGATGATTGTAAGGATATGCTTCAACGGAATATTTGCTACCAGATTCATCAACATTGAAAGTAACTTTTTTAAGTTTCATTACAAAAAATTTAGGTTTAATGGTTTTAATTAATGTACCATCTTCGTTAAATCCTTGAAAATCTAATTTAAGTAGAAATGGTGAATCTAAGTAATTTACGTAGCCTGCTTTTACTGCTGCTACTTGCAATGATTGTAAAAGTAATCCCATCGAAAAGGGTTCAAAAATTTCAAAAGTAAACGAAATTGCATTTTGTATTCCTGTCTTAGGATTAGGAGCAACCACTGCTGCCATTTCAAAATTATCTATGTAATACTCCGGAGTACCAAATGCCGTTTGTGTTCTGTATTGATCTCCTCTTCCTGCAGAAGAAAATACTATTCCTGAAGTGAGCGTTGTTGACACTTCGCCGTCAAAGCCTCCATCATCATCAACGTAAGATGTTTTAACATCATATTTCTGTCCAGCAAATGAAAGACCAGAAGCATTTCTGTAAGTCAACGGATTGTTAAATTGTTTTGGTGTTAACACTGCCAGAGTCCATAATGGTGTCATGCTGGCAAATTGCTGCAAAGGATTTGGTAGAACATTTTGCAAATTAATACCAGCAGTTCCAGAAGTCGTTTGAGATCCTGTCTGGACTGAGGACTTGCCATCTTTTATTTTGTTTGTTGCACCTTCCGCAGGATCTGGATCAACAACCGCTATACCCTTTTCGATACTCAGTGCTGATTTAAATTGCTGAACAAGCGTACCGTCAGGTTTGAAATTTTGTACTCTATTTGCTAGTTTCTTAGTGTCGGCAATTATACGATTTGCTGTTTCTTGAAATGTGTCAGCCATATTAAATACCTAAAAATCTTTTCAAATTTGATTCCTTTGGAATGTATATTTTAACACCTGGTTCAAAATCAAAAATAGGATCTTTTATTATGTCCATGTTTCTTTGAACAAACACCCACCAAAGTTTAGGATCTCCATAAAGGTCAAAGGCTAACAAGTCGGGTCTATGTTTGTATTGATTTTCTATGGTGTAAAGATAGTCATCGTTTTCCAAAGGCACTGGCCTAATGTTTAACAATTCAAGATATAAATTATTTTGAACTGATGTATAATAGGGCGATGATTGATTATAAGTTGCCATACTATAAGTATCCTGCTCCTGCTGATGATCTTATACTTCCGGCAGCATAATCTTTTAAACTGAATTGTCTTAAATTTCTTCTGTTGTATACCGGTTGTACCGATACATTTATATTACTTACAATTGGCACCCATGTTGGTGTTCCGGTTGCAGAACATCTCACGTAGTTTACATCAGCGGGTAAATCAACACTAAAACTTTTAACCACTACAGGAACGTTATCAAAAATATTAGCACCATAACCACTGAGCTTACAAATTATAGGAGGTGATCCTACATTGTCTCCTTTTCCGAAAAACATTTTTGTTGCGGTTCTGAAAAAGGTCGTTGCGGCAATCCAATATGCTGCATCGATTTCTGTTTCAGCAGTAAATTTACCATTAATTTGAATTTCGTCTACCTGACTATTTTTATATGCTTGGAAAGGATAGTTGTTATGTACAGGATCTATCTGTGTGTAATTTGCTTTCGTTGAAAAGGTAATTTCAGGAAGTATAGGAAAAACAACACCGCCTGAATCTTTTAAACGGTCAAATAATTTGCTTTCAAAAATTTCCCAGGCACAATTGATTCTTACTCGCCAATCATTCGAAGAACTAGGCTGTAATGCTATACCTTCTCCTGTTGTGGAGAAAAGTTCTCCTCCCTTGGGTATGTTTGCTCCCCTTCTAAGGCTTAAAAGATTGTTAAGGACACCTGCTCCCTTAGAAATACCCGATGCTAAGTTTTGAACTCCGCTTGCTAGACTTCCACCAGTTAATTTACTAAGTGTTGAAGTTATGTCTGCACCAGCATTCGATGTTAGTGCTGCAACGTTCTGAAGATTACCGCCAAAAGATCCCACATTGCTCGTTAGACTAGTTATGGAATTACCGCCCACGGAACTGCTTACCGTGTTAGATACATTACCCATGCCTGTGGTAATTTGATCTATACCTAAGTCTATTCCGCCCGACGTGGCTTGATTCAGTCCGCTGCCTAGATCACCACTCAGTCGTGCAATCTTGGCATCTAGTTGTGCTTTGTCTAATGCATTCTGTATATCGGGTGCAGCCGCTTCTACTGCGGCTATTGCTGTTTTGGTTTCAGCAGTAACCTTTGCTACAAGTTGTGCCAGTGGATTTATACTTAAACTCATTTTGGTAAAATTTCCTTATCTTTACTCTATTTATTTCTTTCATTATGTGCTATTATAATAAATATTAGGAGAACATTCACAATTATGCAAAAAATCAAATATCTAACAAACAAAGACCTATTGGCAGAGATACACCGCAGTAAAAACACATTTTGCTCCTATGTTGACCCTGAATATCATCAATACGATGTAATACTGCCAAGTCTAGAAAAAATTAACATAAGAACCATAGCAGAAGCAAAAAGGAATCGTG